TACTTAAAGGATCTTGATGTTCCTGGAGATAAACTTCAGTATGAAGATTTCTCTATGAGATTTTTGGTAGATGAAGATTTAAAAAATTATCTTGAAATTCATAACTGGATGAGGGGTTTGGGATATCCAGAAAGCCTTCAAGAAATTTACGATTTAAAAGAAAATAACGAATACAGTCCAAATACTGTAAAAAATAGTGATATTCAATACTACTCAGATGGAACTCTACAAATTTTGAGTAGTAATCAGTTACCAAGATTTAACGTTAAATTTTATGATATGTTTCCTACCAGTTTGTCAACATTGACTTTTGATGCAACGCAAACAGATGTTAACTACTTTACAGCAGACGTGAGTTTCAAGTATACTATATTTGATATAGAGGATATGTTTGGTAATCGAGTATGAATTTAGAATTGATTCAGGAAATGTGGCAGAAAGATTCTGTCATAGACCCTGATCGTTTGGATGATGAATCGTTAAGAATTCCACAACTCCATGCAAAATACTTTGAGTTGTATAATACAAATAATCTTTTAAAGAAGAATGCTGAGCAAAAGTGGAAAAACATTCTTCATTCTAGATATGAATATTACAGTGGAAAGGCAGACCCAGAAGTCTATGTGGAAAATCCCTTTCCCAAGAAGATAAGAGACAAAGAAACACTTCAAAAGTATTTGGACTCAGACGAAGAATTATCCAAAGCCGCACTCAAAATTGAGTATTACGAAACTCTTATAAATTACTTAGAGAGCATTTTAAAAGTAGTTCAAAATAGAACTTTCCAAATAAAAAATGCCATTGAGTTTAGAAAATTTGTAAGTGGTTATGGCTGATATTAAAATCACGAAAAAGAATGAAGTTTATATTAAATTAATTTGTGAGCCGCATATCCTATATGAATTTGCTCCACACTTCACATTTGAGGTGCCTGGAGCAAAATTTATGCCTCAATATAGAAGCAAATACTGGAACGGAGAAATAAGACTTTTATCTACACATACGGGGGAGATATATACAGGTCTCCTTGACAAAGTTATTTCTCTTGCCAATCAATATAATTACACCTACGAGTTTGAAGATAATAAATTCTATGGATTACCTTTTGAGGTAAATGAATTTATATCGTTAGAGGGAACTAAGGATTACATCAAGTCAATCTGCAATCTTTCACCAAGAGACTATCAAATTGATGGAGTTTATGATGCACTCAAACATAACAGAAAACTTTTAATCAGTCCAACTGGTTCTGGTAAAAGTTTAATGATTTATGCTTTGGTTCGTTATTACACTGATAAAAATAAAAAAACACTTCTAGTTGTCCCAACAACATCACTAGTTGAGCAGATGTATAAGGACTTTGAAGAATATGGATGGGATGCAGAAAACTATTGCCACAAGATATATTCTGGTCGTGAAAAATCAAATAAACATCCAGTTACAATTACAACTTGGCAATCCATTTATAAATTGGAAAAACCATTTTTTGAAGACTTTGAAGTTGTAATTGGAGATGAAGCTCATTTGTTTAAGTCTAAGTCTTTGATATCAATCATGACTAAACTTCATCATGCAAAATACAGATTTGGTTTTACTGGAACTCTTGATGGAACACAAACTCATAAATGGGTATTAGAAGGATTATTTGGTCCATCATACAAGATTACAAGAACACACGAGTTAATGGAAAAAGGACATCTTTCCAAACTTGACATTAAAGTTCTCTTACTCAAACATAAAGACAAAAAATTTGAAACCTATGAAGATGAAATTCAATATTTAATTCAACACGATAGAAGAAACAAGTTTATTCGTAATCTTGCATTGGATCTGAAAGGGAATACTTTAATTCTTTATAGTAGGGTTGATACCCATGGAGCCAATCTATACGAGATGATAAATAAACAAGTAAACGAAAAACGTAAAATATTTTTTGTTCATGGTGGGGTTGATGCTGAAGAAAGAGAATTAGTTCGTAGCATAACTGAAAGAGAGAATGATGCGATTATAGTAGCTTCTTATGGAACATTCAGCACTGGCATTAACATAAAAAATTTACACAATGTCGTATTTGCCTCCCCAAGCAAATCAAGAGTTAGAAATTTACAATCAATCGGAAGAGTTCTTCGTAAAGGTAAAAACAAAACAGGAGCAATTCTTTACGATATAGCAGACGAAATACTGAGTAAAAATAAAAAGAATTATACACTCAATCACTTAATAGAAAGAATTAAAATTTACAATGAAGAAAATTTCAATTACGAATTCATAACGGTTAAATTAGAAAAATGATGGAAGACGACTTTTATGCAACAATTAAATTAAAAACAGGAGAGGAAATATTCTGTAAAGTTTCTGTTTCTGAAGAAGAGACAAAAACAATATTGATTTTATCAAGTCCTGTCATGATATCTGAAATAAAAACAAAGTATGGATCCTCTGGATACAAAGTAGAACCTTGGTTAAAAACAAGTTCAGAAGACATGTTCATCATAGACCTTGAAAATGTTCTCACGATGTCCGAGTCGGTAGATGATGAAATGATTGAAATCTACCATGGTTATATTAGAAAAGTTGAGAAATCAAAAACAAATAAAACCAAACTAGACCGCAAGATGGGATATCTTGCTAATGTAGATGAAGCAAAAAGATCTCTAGAGAAACTCTATAAAAATAGCTAGAGCTTTCTCTTCAAACCCAACAAAGGTATTCTATAGATATTTTTGATACTTGTCAACTTTTCATTTAATTGTTATAATACCTACATATTAGATTAGAGTAATTAATGATAACAACGACAATCATGACCAAAAGAAAAAGGTCTGAGCACTATGTCAATAACAAAGAGTTTCTTGCCGCTCTAATTCACTATAAAGAGTTGGTTGAGATTGCTCAAATTAGAGGGGAACCAAAACCAAGGATCACAAATTATCTTGGTGAGTGTTTTCTAAAGATTGCAACTCATTTGTCCTTCAAACCAAATTTTGTGAACTATATGTTCAAGGACGATATGATTTGTGATGGTATTGAAAATTGTGTTCAGTATATTAACAATTTTGATCCGAACAAATCATCCAATCCTTTTGCTTACTTTACTCAAATCATTCACTACGCATTTTTGAGAAGAATTCAAAGGGAAAAGAGACAACTTGAAATCAAGAATAAAATTCTTGAGAAGACTGGATTTGATGAAGTATTCTTTGATGATGGGGTTGACGGATCTAATTCTTCAGACTATAATTCAATTAAGGATGCTGTCTATTCTAAGCTTCGGTATTGATAAGTGCTCCAAAGTGTTGTAAAATATAAATAATAATAAACACTTTGGAGCAAATGCCTAATCAATATTCAAACTCAAGAAGTAATAGATTGCAAGCAATAGAAGAAGGTAAAAAAACCTATATTGGTTCTACTGCATGTAAGCACTGTGGTAGTTATGAAAAGTATGTCAGTAGTTACAACTGTGCTCCTTGTGCTATTAAAAAAGGATTAGAAAAACTCAGTAATGAAGAGTTGATGAAACCATATAGAACAAAAGAAAAATGGGCAGCAAATAGAGAAAGAAGAAGAGAAAAAATTAGAGAGAATAATAAAAAATATTCTTCCACTGAAAGAGGTAAAGCAGTATCTGCAGAAAAACAAAGAAGAAGATATGCTAAAATAAAACAAAGCATTCCTATAGAAATAACCACTGAAGAACTTCGTAAAATACAAGAAATATATCAAGAAGCACAACACTTGACATTTACTACAGGAATGCGTTATGATGTAGATCACATTGTTCCTTTGTTTGAAGGTGGTATGCACCATCCAGATAATCTTCAAGTTATTACTTACGAGCAACACTTAAAGAAAACTGCTGTAGAAAATAGTAGAAGACAATCAAAATGAAAGTAGGCATAATTAGTGATCAGCACTTCGGGTGTCGTAAAAATTCTAAACTCTTTCATGATTATTTTCTGAAGTTTTATAATGATGTATTTTTCCCTACACTAGAAAAGGAAGGGATTACTACAGTTATTGATATGGGTGATACTTTTGATAGTCGCAAAGGAATTGATTTCTCTGCGTTATCCTGGGCTAAAAACAATTATTATGACCGTCTCCAAGAAATGGGTGTTACGGTCCATACAATCGTAGGTAATCATACC